CGCTTCTTTCTTGTAATGGAGAGCCGTAGCTCTAACCGACTCTTTGAACGCTTCTGCTTGTTGCGCTATCGCAGGATGGCAGTTGCCTCCAATACTAACAATTCTATCTGCCGCAGACTGCGCCCAAAACTCTGGATCGTGCCCTTTATCTGTAGTCGTTGTTACAAATACTTGACCTATCTCCATCTGCGGAGCTTTTATCAACATTTAACTATCCTTTAGAAATATCGTACCGATATTCGTCTCTTGAACCATAACCTTGACCTAAGTTTTTAAGACCGTTCACCGCTTGTACAAATCGTTGTTCATACTGTGCAACTTCTTCAGGAACTTTTAAAAACGTAGCTGCTTCAACTAAAGTACCGTATAACATCGCATCCGGAGCATTATCAGAAAGCCATGTTGTCTCAGATCCTGAAGTCGTAGTTAACGACGCAGGCCGATATTTATAATGTAGTTCAAACGAATAACCTTGGTCTGGAGTAGGTGCCAACATAAAGGTATTATCGTCAAATAATGCGTAATACTTTGGAGTACCAGTAGTTGAAGGGTTAGGCGTGTAGTCTCTAATAAAAGAAACGTGCTTGTACAACAAGTAACTGTACACGCTACTAGAGATTACAGCCAAGCTATAAGGTGCTAAAAAGTCAGTCGGCGTACTTAAATATGTATTGCTGGTGGATGCAGTACCTGTTACGTTTTTTCTAAAAACCGGCAGTTCTACTGCTTTTAAAATTCTTTCTTCAGCTTCTTTAATAAACGTATCTAAATCAGAAACAAAAGTTGTTTCTGCAGTTTCACAGTAATCTTGTACAGTTGATTTTAAAGTTGCTAATGTAAAACTCATATTGTTTCTACCTCAACTTCTCCAACACTACCAGTTGCGAAAACACCTTCAAACTTAGTACCTATCGGATCTACTATGGTTAACGGCTGTCCTCCAACATTTACTCCATTAGGTGTAGTGTTACTCGGGCCAGTTGTAAAAACACGGCCCAATTCAGATTGTGGCAGGGGAACTTCCGGTCTTGATTGCCGCAATGCTTCAGGATCGCTTATGTGATGTGGCGGATCTAGCTGAGGATGTTTAGGTTCAAAGCATTCTGGGCAAACTTTAAATCCTGTCCACTCCATACGAAGCTCAAGATATTTATACCTAAACCCGCAACGATCGCAAATAGCATATGAATACTTACCTACCGCAAAAGACATTAGAGGTATGTCCGTCTAGGAACCAACCGTAATGAACTATCATCATCGTATTTAATCGCGTTAACTAAGTTTTGTTCGTATAAAGGTTGTAATAAAGCTGCTTTTTCAGGGTTCTTTTTTAACGCTAGATTAAAAGCTAACCCTGTAGTTAAACATGGAAGAAAACGACTAGGTAAATCAACGTCATCTACAGAAGCAGAAATATCTTGAATACGTTTCCAACGATAAGAAATAAATTTATCTGTAGAATTTTCAGGAGCAGGCCAAACGTATAATTTAGGAATTATCGTTCTTTCAACATAATACTGAGTAACTCTAGCTTGAGTTTCTTTATTCGGTATATCTAAATACTCTCCGCGATTTATGCGGTCTATTTGAAAATCCGTTTGAATACCGTTAGTCGTTCTACGAATCACTGCGTCTAGTATATCAATATCAAATTGATTTAGATCATAAGTAGTTGTCCCTTGAGTTAAATCAAGAGAGACCTGTTCTACTTCCCAAATTTGAATACCCCTGTTAGACCAGTCTGCAAACATAATGTTCATAGACCGTCTAGCCGTCACCCCGTCATATCCGGTGCGGTATTCTAGCCCTGCTAATTCGTAGGCTTCTTCAATCGCATCTGCTGCGGTTAAAGTAAAAGTCCTAGTTCCAGAAGTTGCCATTAGCCGTAATTCTTTATTAGATCAAGAACAATAACGTAAGTATCGTTTGACGCAGCCCCTAACGTAGTTAAGTTAATATCGCCATTTTTACCAGCGCCTGCTGTATTGGATAAACCTCCAAAATCGCTAAAGTCCATGTGGCCGTTACTTGCTTCTGCTAAAGCAAGGGCAATTGTATCAGTAGTAGCGTTCCACAAAAGTTGTACTTGAGTAAAACCTGTTATGGAATGAGATACTTTTTCAATCCGCACACTAGAACACGCTGTGCCATCTGCTCTTGGAGTTAGGCCGCTAACATCTACTTTTGTAACAGCAGCTTCACCTGTACCGTCACTAAGGTTAGTTATTTGTATAACTGCTCTATGCGTGCCGTCACTTAAAACTGTTGAACTAACTGCATCCGCCATATTTTATCTCCCGTAAGGGGAAGAACCCTTCCCCCCTAACTTAATTGTTATAACCTTTATGCGTCAGCAAAAGGAGTAACAATAGTTCCGGAGCCGAGCAATAAAGTATTGTGTACAAGATAGGTCGCAGCATCAATTGCGGTTACTTGAACAACACTGCCGACTAAACCACCTTTAGTTGAACCATTGAGAGTCATCACATCGTTTGATGCGGCTGGGAAGAAAGCCTTCTTTGCGCCATCGTCTACAGCAACTATCGCAGCGCCTTTAAACTTATCAGTGCCGTCCGTCAAAATATCCAGATCTGTAGCTGCGGTTTCAATATAGAAAAAGAAAGACGCGCCTACATTATTAGCTTGATCAGGAGACGTAGGGTCAGTTGGGGCAGTAGTAACAATCGAAGGAAGTGTAAACTTTCCATCCGCATCGTTACATAATAGGATTTTACCTGCGTGGGCCGCAACAGTTAGCGAAGTATCTGCAGTTAGGCTAACAGTAGTATTAACGCCTGCGTTTATAAAACCCGCCAAAGATTTGATCGGGCCAGCAAAAGTGGTCTGTGCCATTGTAATTACCTCTTACGAAAGGATTCGCCTTAGAGTCTTCGTAACGTCCGTCTGAGGCGGTCGCTAAGGCTGTTTTTCTCAGATAATGCGTTTATACAGGAGAAAAAGAAAAGGGGCAACTAATGCCCCTTTCTTTCGCGATATTACGCAGCTCCAGGAGAGCCGAAAATACCACGCCAGTCACTAAAGCCAAAACTATAGCGTTCTCTGGCTTTATAGCGAACATTTCCGGTTTCAAAGTCACCTTCCATATTCGTAGAGACAGGAGATCGCACAAAGTGCTTCAGTCCATTAGGTACGTCAGTTTTCAGGAAGAAGGCATCAGTATCTGTTAGATAATGATTAACCGTATATCCTTCAGGAACCATACCCATGTTACGGATCGCGTTAATATCGTTATCCGCAGTGCCTACTCGTCCTGGAGTTTCCAGTAGACGATCTGCAATAAATTGCAGGGAAGATGGGATAATCAGCTTACGAGCCTGAGCATTAATCTTTAGACCACGCTCATCTTCGAAAGCTGCGATATCAATTAAGGATTGCTCCAACGAAGTTTCGTTCAAATCTGCAGCAGTTGACAGCTCATTCCTTTGGTCTTGATTACCTACAGTGGGGTGATCAGTTGCACAAAGCTCTTTGCCGTCGCCACCAACAAATGAACTGTTAAACGCATTGTTTAATACGTTAGCAGCTTTAATTTGTTTCGTCTGCATCATAGAACGAGCAAGTGCTCGTGTATAACGAGAAGACAGGGTGTCGTACAAATTATCTTCAATTGCTTCTTCAGTCAAAGAAAACGCCAAAGCAACAGTTTCGTGAGTGTAGCGAGCAGTGAAAGACTCTTGTGCGGTATCGTAAGATACTGCAGATCCTTCAAATTTCACAGGTGCCTCACCAAAACCACTAAGCATTACTTCCTCTTCGAAAGCTCGTTCAGAAGTCTCCGTATCGAAGATTTCTTCATGCTCAGGTGCGTAGCGTTCATACTCCAAACCAAAGAGAGCGTGAAGGCCTGGAACAAGCTCTTTTACGAGTTGCGCTCTATTAATAGCCATTAGTTACTCTCCTATACCGCAAAGACGTTAGTTGGGAATGTAAAGTAACCACGGGCGTTAGCGCCAATTTCATTACTTGGGGAATCTACAAACCTATTCAACAACGCAATGCCGCTGCTAGTAGTTGCTGTTACACCTTCTTTGGAACGTCCATTGTTAGTGCTACCAGCTGTTGTGGTAATAGTGTACTTAGCGCCAATAAAACTTACAGCAGGAGTACCCGCAGTAAATTGTGCTTCATACACGATAGCTGGATCAGTATATACATACGCTTCTGCATCAGCAGCGCCAAGTGTTACTACATCTGCTGTCCAGACGTTTGAAAACGTGGGGGTGCCGTCAGTCGCTGTAAAAAATACTCCAGCAAATACTCCAGCAGGAGTACCTGTCGCAGTGCCTTGGATTACATACCCAGAAGAAAGGTTAACTACGTCTCCAGTAAATATGGAGGCATTAGTACCACTTGCAATACGCAACTTCTGAGGACGAATCGTTCCACCATATAGGTGGTAGGCTGGGGTGAACCCGTTAGGGGCATCGATATTAGCCATGATTTAATCCTCTAAGGAAAATGATGAAATTAATCAGTAGCCGGTTCACGACTACCGAACTCAACTTTTGAGTCCCTTCGGATATCGCTTTGTCTAAGCGGCATACGAGGGTCACTATCTCGCAAAAGATCGTTATCAACACCTTGAAGTTGATCAGCAGTTTTTCCTAGGAAATAACTGTTTCTCTCTTCAATAGTTTCTTCAGGAATCTTCGCAAGAATTAAGCCACCAACACCAATTACGCCAGCATGCTTGCCTTCGTCAATCGTAGGAGCGTCAAAATCAGGATAGTCTTCTGCTCTTACTGGCTCGAATCCTTCACGAATACGTTTAGACATATTCGCTCGGTCATCGTGCCCACGAACTTCTGCACGAACCCATCTATGCTTATAGCCAGCTGGGGCTTGAGGGGCGTCCAACATTGAAGGTGGTTGCCAAGGTTTACGGCGAGCTGTTTTTGCTCGAGTTTCAGCAGATCTGGAGGTACGATCTGTCATTTTCATCTCCTAAACGTATTTTGCGTACTCTTCTAGAGGCACACCTATTCTTTTAGCAATGGCTATTTGTGAAGGTGTGAGTTTCACACTGCGTGCGCCTTTCTTTACAGACCCAGCCCCACGGCTTCCACCTGCTACAGAAGATTGCACGTTTTTCGTCTCATCGGCGAACTTTTGTGGAAAAAGCTCTCTTATTTCCGCATCTACTCGTTGGTAATAATGCTGGGAACTAGGAGGCACCCCTTCCTTAATTAATTTTTGGTGAATGCCCATAGCGGCATAGGTCATACCTTCATCTTCACCAAACCAACTGTTCTTTTCTGCCCATGCTTCCGCACTCGCATCTGGAGCAGCCGGTTGTATATTCCGTTGTGGCACTTCAGGAGCCTGCACTTGTTGAAGTGCGTTTTTCTGTCGTGCTACTAATCTTTGGGCATTTTGCGCTTCGTAAGAAGTTTTAGCAACTGCTTCTGTAGCTAATGCAATAGCTTCAGCGTCACCTAATTCTTGAGCTTCTTTAAGTGCCTTACGCGCTCGTTCTTTATCTAACTCAATACGCTGAGAATATTCATTAACTAAAGTAGAATCCGAAGACTGAAGTTTTGTTTGAAGTAGGTTGTTTTGCTCAGAAATTTTCTTAGCAAATTCAACCGCTTCTTCTCTCTGACGTTCAGCTTCACGCATACGATAAGTCAACTTATCAATGCGTTTTTTAACGCCGTCGCTATATTCCTCTAGTTCTTCAGAATTAGAAGTATTTTCTTTTTGAGCAGACATATCAAAGTCTGGTGCTGGCTCTTGCGAAACATCAGCTTCTCTAGGATCTACATCCTCATCAGGAAGTATTAGTTCAATTTCTTGGGACTCAGCCATTACATATCACCTTATTGCAGAATATCTTCTGGATTATTTACAACAGCTAAAATTTCATCATCGTTTAAAAGGCGCATATCGCCTCCGTCGATATTAAATCTAGCTCCTGCATAGCGACCAAAAATTACCCAATCGCCTTCATCACACCAAGCGCCTTCAGGGAATTTATTTTCGTCGGAATAAGCGTCTGGGCCTTTTCTTACAACAAGCCCTACTACAGTAGCTATCCGCTCTTTATCAAGAGTTTGTTTAGCTAACATAATGCCGCCTTTCGTTTTCTCCGGTGGAGTAAACGGCAGAATTAACAAACGATACCCTGTAGGGTTCGGTAGTTTATCTGCATGAGATTCATAATTTTCGGAGGTAATCCCCTCTTTAACAGGTTCCGAAGGCGTATCAGAACCAAAATTAAGAACTCGTTCTGGGGTAGCTGTTACACTACTTAGATCAATTTCTTCAGTCGTCTTCGACATCTTCCATCCTTCCATGCAGGGCAGTTATTTCTTGTTCAGCGAAATTAAGCCCTGAAATTTCTCCAACAATACGTTGGTACTGAACAAAGTCTTGTGCGCCACCAGTGGCGAGTGTCTGCGTAAGATCCGCTTGTCTTTCCCGCAGTTTGCGGAGTAAAAACTCCGAATATTTTATAAAGTCCATTAGTTAATGTAGCTAGTAAAGTCCAATCCTTTAGTTGCTGCACCAGTGCCTTTTGTTTTTACTTTCTTTCCTGGAAGATCTACAGTTTTCTGTTCCAGCTGCGTAGCTTTCGCAAAACCTTCGTTAGTAGCTTCAGGAATAGACGGCATAACCCCTGTCTTTTGAGTTTTAGGAGACGGATAAGGCATCTCCGTGTTTCTAAGATTTCTCATTTTTTACCTTTACTACGAGAACGAGTTGCCCCGCCGCGCTTTATTTTAGTAGGCATTTTCTTTGCAGTTTTTCCGCCCCTTTGCATTTTCATGGGCATCTTTTTGTTCGTTTTGCGTCCTGGCATTTTAATCTCCTTCGGAATACAAATTATTAAACGTAATATTCGGATCCATGTAGCTATCGTCAATCTCCGCGCTATGCACGTGCTGACTGGGATAAAAGTCCGGTGCTCCTGAACCTGTTTCCCATAATGCAGGATTAGTCGCTCTTACACGATTGTTAGGCAACGCTACAATATTGCCTGTCCATTTCCCAGCATCCGTAAGCTGAATAACATGGCTTTGCTTATGTTGAGCAGGGTCATCAGCTATATCGTTTCCTGTATAATCTACAGTAAACAAATACTTCCCTGTATGGAACTCGTTATCTATCTTACATAGCCACGGGCTAGAAGATACACGATCCATAACAATTACCTCATGGTCTCGGGAACTACAATCCCAAGGCTGCGCTAAATGAGTTGCCATTGATTCAGGCATTTCATCAATCATCGCGTCAGCAACTAAAGCGGTAATAGGCATCCTAGCCCACATCGCTCCTCCATGAAGATTTTCAGAATCTTCCTCTTCATTCAATTCGTATCCTGTAAATACGACTTGAAAAGATAAACATCTATCTGGAATAGTATTTACCGCAATCGCTATTGCATGTAAATACTCTCCATGATACTGTAAATGATTATGCGTATACTCTTTTCTAACCCAACAATTAAAATGCGGGATATTACTTATTAAATGAGACAATTAATCCTTTTCCTGTGACTCTCGAACAATCTTTGCAATCTCAGTTAAATTCGAATCTACTTCTCTATCGTCACGCATTTCTGCTTGTTGTAGATCAGAAGCTACACGGATATCTGTTTGTTGTTCTTGAGATTCAATACGTTCTCTTTCCAACTGCGCTTTACGCTCAGATTCTCTATCCCGTTGCTTGAGTTTTTCGAATTCTAATTCCATCTGTTCTTCGAACATTTGGCGCTGAGGGTCTTGCTGTTGCGCTGCCATCGCTTGAGCAAGAGCTTGTTCTTGGCCAGTAATCTGCTGAGTCGCCTGAGCAGCTGACATAGCAATTTGGCTTTCTACTTCCGGAGGTAACTGTGGCATTTGACCATCTGGCCCTGGCTGTGGTAGCTGGATACCCTGTTGAGCCAACATTTCTTCCACTTGAATACGATATTTCAACGCTTGGTGCTGTTGAATATGCGCTTGAAGTGCGCCCATCGCTTGTGGATTTTGTTGTGTTTGAGGATTTTGCATAAACGCCATATGTGTTTGGATATGGGCGTCATGATTTTGTTGGATAAAGGCTTGTAATGGAGCTACCATCAATGCGTCCATATTTTCTTGGACGGGATCTTTAGGTGCAGGAGCCATATCAGGCATTAAGATATCATCGATATCTTTAATGTTTAATGCGATATACATCTTGCGGAACGCTTCTTTCATATTATGGATCTGAGGAGCACTTTGAGCCATTTGAAGCTGTGTCTGCGCCAAAATAATACGTTGTGTCGTACTAAAGATATTTGGATCACATACAGGGATAACGTCTACGCTATTGTTAAAATCTTCAGCAAATACTGTTTGCTGTGCGCCCTGTACTTGGTACGGATACTCAGGAGGTAGATACTCGCCAAATAATCTCTTTAAAATTTTAAATTCGTTACGCTGCGCGTAATGCAACCGCTTATGGATTGCAGAGATAACTTTTTGACCTTTTTCTAATAGAGCAACGGTAGTACCTACTGGAGCATTAGAGTTAGCGTCTCCAGTTTGATTATCCATTACAGATGCAAACCGCTGTCCAGACTCTACAAGTAACCCTAATAACTGCGCTAAAGTTGCGCTAGGTTCTTTATAAGGAAGCGGCATAAAAGAATCGCGGATAGTTCCTCCAGGAGTATCTACGTCACGCCATTCTCCAGGTTGTACCGGATCATCAGACCGCTGGATATTTAAACCACGAGCTTTAAAACCAGCAGGTAAATTTGCTAACGTACCCGCGTCAATTAGCTGACGTAAAATAGCGGTAGCTGATTTAGTAACCCCGCCAATCATATGGATTAAACCGAAACCGTAAAAACCTAATCCTGGAAGAAATTTGTAATGCGTAAAGTATTCAATTTTTTTACGCATCGGATCAGTTTCTTCGTAGTTCCTACGAACGGATAAAACGGTGTTGTTATCTTTACAAATCGTTACGATATACGGAATAGCTAACCCAGTAGGTTCGCCGTCGTTATCCTTATGTTCAAAACCTTCAATATCTAACTCAACGTGAAACTCAAGTAACGTATAATCGTGCTGGTTTCCAGTACGAGTTACGCCGTCTAATTCATCAATTTTTTGCTGTACTGAATCACTATTATCAGCATAAGACGGAGGATTCATCTCCTCGTCTATATAAAAACCACTGAGTTGTAATTTACGAAGATCATTTTCCGTCATCGTTAAACGATGCGTAATACGAGGTGATGTATGTAAATCCGTCGCAGTATACGGAACAACTAAATCTTCTGCTTTAATAAACCTAGAAACAACACGGCCCATCGTAGGGTCGTAATAACATTTTTTAAACGCAGAACCTGCTAACGGCAAAAAGAACAACATCTGATCCATTTCAGGATCGTACTCGTCCATTTTATACATTAGCTGGTAATTCATAAAATCCTTAACGCGATTAGCTTGCATCGCTTTAGGATCGTTAGACGCGCCCATAATTTTCGTATCTACAGGGCCGTTAGCGGGTAGTAATTCTTTATACGCTTGAGCTTGGAAATGGGTGGCGGCTTCAGCAAGTAGCGGGTGATATACCCCGCTCGCGCCTTCAAACGGTTCGCTACGGGGGTCGTTTTCAATACCTAGTAGTTCTAAACCGTTTTTAAATGTTTCGTACCAATCTTGACGGGAGTCAACATCGTTTTCATACGAACTAAGTAGTTCGCTAGAAATTTCAGACAGGGTAGCTGGGTCTAAATACTCGGCTAGGTTTTCCTCAAACGGAATATCCACTTCCATTTCCAACATAGAAGGGTCAACGACGTTATTTTCCTCGTCAAACAGTATTTCTAACTGTTCTTCGCCTTCAAACTCTTCTGGGAATTGCACTTCAGCCATGGAACGCTACCCTACTCTAGTTTTTTACAACGGTAAATTAGTAATATGCCCGTATTTTCGGATAATACTCTTCTTCGTCGTCATAATCGCCATCTAATCGCAAAAATCCGCCCTGTCTAAAGCGACTTAGGGCTAATGTTGTTGCATCTACGCAATCGTCGTTTTCTCCGTTCGGAAAATCAACAACCTCGTCTACTAATTCTTGCGCCCAGTTCGTATCAGGCACCCAAACACGACCTTCTTGGAAAATTCCACTAACCGCGTTTAGTCTTGCGATCTTATCCTGACCTTTACTCGGTGAAAAGGTATTTATAGGAATACCTTGACGCCGTAATTCTTGCGTTAACGGGATACCGGAGGCTTTCGTTTCGATAATTACGCTATCAGGCTCCCAATGTTCGTATAACCGCATCGCTTCGCGTTTAAGTTCAGGGAAGTCTAACCGCTCTTTTATGCAATCTAATAAAATTATATGCGCATCTTGCCCACTATAGAGTTCATCGCCGATTTTACCCTCGGGGTAGAACACCCCCCACGTGGTTATCGCCGTATAGTCTGATCTTTCGGATTTTAAAAACGCCGTATCGTAACTTTGTATTAAATAATCGCAAGATGGGGGGTTATCTCTAGGCCATTCCATTATCCATTCTTTAGGAATAATCGAAATACCTTCGCCCGTAGGCCGCTGCATATATTGCGCTGCCCATTTTGACGGGGGGATTGCTGATTTCGTACGTTCTAATTCTTCTAACGACCAAAATTCAGGC